CCGCCGCCACCGCCGCCGGTGCAATAGACCAATGCTTTATTTGCGCCTGTGGCTGGTGTGTAAGTACCGCTAGATGTAAAAACTTGAGTGCGAACCAAATTCGTGATTGGAACAGATAAGTCTAACCCAGCACTGTCAATGTGCATCCGCTCTGAACCGTCAACGTCAAAGTCAATACGGCTGTTGGATTCTGTGCCATTTGGATCACTACTTAAAGTTATAACACCAGTAGATGCTGCAACGCCTATATTAGCGACTTCAATAGGAGTAGAATCGCCATTATAAAATTCAATGCCACCAGTCGCAGATGCGCCTGATCCTGTGAATCTTAAATTGTTGTTTTCTGAGCCACCAATATCAATATCCGCTTGGGGGGAAGCGTTGTTAATACCGATGCGGTTGTTTGATGTGTCTACCTTTAGTACGCCACTGTCTATGGTTACATCACCGCTACCAGTAAGCGTTGTAAATGTACCAGCCGCCGCACTATTTGCACCTATAGTCGTACCATCGATAGCTCCGCTATCAATATCAACTTTGCTGATGTCAACCTCACCAGAGCCGTTTGGTGTTAATGCAATGTTTCCGTTACTATCTGTGCTAGTAATAGCATTACCATTGACATTTATATTATCAATTTGTGCTTCTGTAACTGCAGAGTTAGTACCAAGAGTAACTGCATCAACTGTGCCACCATTTATATCTACATTACCACTTGCATCTTGAAACACCATTTTTTCTGCTGGTAACGTGCAGAAAATTGTCCGTGTTCCAGAAGACCAATTAACAGCATTATCAGAGTTACTAGATTGTAATATAGTTGTACGAGCTAAAGTTGTTCCAGAAGAAGTATATGTACCAATGCCTGTTTCAAAATCTGTGTCATCTGTACAAGTATAGTAGGTAGTATTACCATTACCTATTTCACCAAATGTTTCAAAACCAGTGACAGCACCAGCTAACGTATATGTGCCAGTGCCTGTGGTTGTTGTAGTTTCTTTTACACGATCTTTAAGTACAAGGGCCATTTATTTTAACTCAATAGTTAAGTTACCTGCATTAATTCTAAAGATATCTCCTGACTGAATTGTTTTGCTTGCATCTAATGCACCTACAAATAATATGTTTCCGCTACTTGATGCATCAGCAATAAAAGCATGAGTAATTGTATTGTTAGTACCACCAGAGGCAGGAAAATCTATGTTAGCTGCATTTGTAGCTGTTTGTGTGTCTGTTGAGTCTGCACCAATAGTTGTCCACCCTGATGCTGCTACCTGCTGTCTAGCATAGTTTGTAAAGTTCGCTTCAGTAACAGAGCCTGTTTCTGCTGCTGATACTGCTGTAGCAAGCCCCACATATATGCTATCACCCGGTGATGAAAAACTTAGAGAGTTATTTTTAAATATAAAATGTAACAGTCTTCTCTCTAGATAATTAGTTGCTGCATTTGATGTTGCCATCTTTATTTACTCCTATTATGCTATTCTTAAAACAGCGTTTGATGCGTCAGCGGCAGGAAATTGAACTGTCAAATCACCAGAGGTAGCAGTTACTGTACCGCCAAAATCAATTACACATATCGCTTTATTAGATTGAGATGCATTATATATAATACAACCATCTGCCGACAAAGTAACTGTAGAAAAAACTTCATCTGTAAAATCAACAATCGCAGTCGAACCAGAAAGTGATATAGATGCACCATCAAGTTGTTGACCACCTGCTGTATAATTAGTTCCAGATGCTTCATCGCTGTTTCCAGTTACATCTGAGTAATTTGTTATGCTGGCATTATATGTGCCAGAAGGTGATTCTTTAATTAAAGCTAATTTTAAAGTATCTGTATCTAAATCGTGTATGCCGCCAAAAAGTTCTTGCTTAAAACTATTACACATTGATGTTGTAATTGCCATGATTTAGGTATCTCTTATTAATAAAAAGTGTGAAGGGGCAAGTTGCCCTGCCCCATCACTTTGTTATGCGAGTTGGTCACGGTCTACTTCTTGAGCAGTCATGTCACCCGGATCATCAACGTCCAAGCAAACAGCAAACATGCGGATCTTACCACCTGTTGTTGTGCCTGTCATTGCTTGAATTTCAATGTCGATAGTGTCAGAAGTGCCACCGATAAGAACAGGAGTTTGTCCTGCTTTAAAGGCATAGTCACCTACTGAAGCTCCATCAAAATCGAAACCGTCAACGAAGTTATCCAAGTCACCACCAGTAATACCGAAATCAAAGTCTGTGTCAGTTGAAGTGCCTGTATGAGCAGACGTTACTTCAAAGCCAGCACACATGATTAGTGTATTAGCAGGGATTGTCAAACCGGGAATAACATCATTAGCAGCGAGAGCAGTACCTTTGTCGCTTGCAGCAGTTGCAAAATTCAACTCTGCTGAAAGCAAGTAAGGCTTACGCCCACGTGCGTCATTTCCACGTGCTACGGAAGTAGTATTATCACCTAAAGCCATAATTCAATCTCCCTTACACTAGACAGAACCGGGCATTAACAAGAGCCTCTGGTCTGAGAATCTTACGCCCATACAAATGCATACCACGAACGATGTCAGCAAAGCTGTCAGGATCACGATATGTCTCAGTCTTGTTGATTTGCTCTGCAGTAGCAACAGCAGATGAATGTCCACCAACAATCACACCGAAGTTAGAAGAGTTTGTGCCACCTGTGGTAGCAGAACCTGTTCCAATTTCTGGCAAGTTGTTAGAAACATACACTTGGAAACCGTGCAGATTATTAATCACAAGTCCGTTACGAAGTCCACCAGTCTCACCGAAGTCAGAGTTCAGAAGTTTTGAATCTTCGTCTTTTAAGACTTCCATGAATACAGGGTTGACAACAAGCCAGCGGCCTTGAGAATCAACATTTTGCTGGTCTAGCTTACGAGCCATACGAGCAATAATCATGGTTGGGTTAGCGTTACCTGAACCCGGCACTGAAGAAGCACCCGGTAGGCGTGGCTGAATACCAATACCATTATCAGCAGAACCACCAAAGTCATTGGCATCAACTTGCATTTCAGTCAAAAGTTCATTTGATCCTGCAGTTGAAATAGCCTTTGAACCGTTTACAGTGGTGTTTGCTGTATCAGCAACACTGTGAAGAGCAGACTGCTTGAAGCCACACATGTAACCAAGAACGTCTTGGTCAAACTGGTCAGCCAAACGATACGCAGCACGATCACTTGCCAGTTGCTGGAAGTTTACGTGGCTGTGCGCTTCTTCAATGTCATCAACCTTAAATGCAAAGTAGTTAGCTTTGTCAATTGTAAGGTTAAAGTCTTCATCGTCAAGGTCTTGCGGCGTGATGGTTGTACCACGGGCATAAGCCTTAACTGTGATTTCGGGTTCCTTGATAATCTTAACGGAATCTCCCATTTGAGCAATCTCACCAAAATAGTCTGAATTGGTGATAGCTTCAGCAACAGCAGACTTGCGGAAAGCAAGTTGCACCTGTTTGCTGTAAATTATTGGGGAGAAATTACCGTTGGGAAGATTGCCATATCCCGATGCGGTAGTAAATGCCATTTTAAATTCTCCTAATTAGCATTTCACAGATGCAAACTAACCAGACTAATCAGAGGCTGTTTCATTTGGGTGTGACTGTACGGGTCAGGCCAAAATCTTCAGGTAATCCGTAAGACTTGCGTTGTTTGCTGATTTTGTGTAACAATATTGCGCAATAAAGTTACACCAATTTGACTATAGTTATACGTATAAATAACTATTTGTCAACACTTTTTTCTTTTGGCACTTCAATAAAATTCATATTCATGCTAAAAGACCTACGCTCACCTTTAGTATAGAAAGGATATACGCAGTGAAATAGTTGGGATGGAAAAACATAAAAGTCTCCAACTTGAGGTTTTATTATAAAGTTAGTGCAAGTATATCCAGAGGGTGTACCACTTGCAAACTGTATATGCCCATTAGCTGGATGGTGGTCTTTATAGTCTTCTTCCCATTCTTCCTCTATACCTTCAGGAAGTTTTAAGTAACCCACACAGGATAATCTAGATCCCGTGTGTATATGTAGTGGATTATATTCGTTTTCAAATTGACGTACAAACCAACCTGAAACTATCTGTAACCCGAAGTCATATTTTTCTGGATCAAGAGTTTTAGCACCCATAGAGTTTCTATACTCTGTATAGTTTTGATATTTTCCTATGAACTGACCCAAACTTTGTTGTGCGAGTTGTTTTATTTCGTCATCAAAAGCTAACTCTTGTGATACTTTACCAACTAAGTTATCAGAAAAATCTTCTAGTTTTTCAGACATTCTTTCGTTTAAGCTATTTACTAACTCATCTGACATCTTACAGTATCCCATAGTCGGGCCAAATGGAGCAAATAGTTGTACGTCTTTTTCGGGTTTAAATATTACACTCATCGTGCTGAACCCGAAATATCATAAATAAACTTACCGCTTCGGATAGCTTCCATGATTTCATCTGACATCTTCTCATATTGTTGAGGTGACATCTTTTGCACTTCAGACTCTTTTAAATATGTTGTGCTTTCTTCTTCTTGCGGTTTACTACGAGAGTTCTTTGTTGACACAGACTTAGCTGCCGCTTTATCTGACTTAGGTTTTTCTTTACCTATGCCCATATCCGCTTTATATAAGTCAATGGCTCTAGCAGCAGAACGTGCATCATTGTCATTGTCATACAACGCATCTTGTACCCACTTAGGCTGTTCTTCTGC